GGACTTTAAAAGCAAAAGAGAAATGGAATAAATAATGTTTGGCTATTGTTTTTTTTTAACTTTGGAGATGTATGGAAATAATTATTACAATGTACGCAATTAGTATTGTTGGTGGCTTAATTATTATGGCTATTCAACAATGAAAAAAGAAATTATCGCAACTCTCCTCGCTGTATCAGTTCAATTCTTTGCAGTTGTTTGGTATATTTCAAAAATGGATTCTAAAATAAATATTCTTTACGATAAGTTTGAAAAAGAAAATGAAGCTGATGTCGTTGAAAACCAGGTTAAAATGAAACTGGATTTAGCTAATCTAATGGAAGATGTAAAAGCTATTAAAAAAGAATTAAAAAAATCACGAAATAAAGATAAGGAAATTATGGAACAGCACGATCAAATATTTGAACTACTACAAAACAACTCCAATGTTCCTAATAATTATAGTTATGGAGATTAACAATGATAAAGTCTATATGTGCAACTTTATTGTTGTGCAGCTTATCTAGCTATAACTTTGATTTTAAATACTCAAACAAAGATGAATTTGTTAAAGGTATAACTGAATGTACTGTTCATTTTAATACAGCTATACCACCTCAATACAGAGCAGTAGTTGTTATTTCTGTTGCCCAAGCCATACTAGAATCTAATTGGGGAGAATCACGATTTGCCAAATTAGGTAATAATTTTTATGGCATGATTCAAACCGATAAAACAGAGCCACACATTAAAGCTCTTAATAGCGATACACTTCTTAAAAAGTATGGAAGAAAATGTGAGAGTGTTGCAGATTATATTACTCTCCTTAATATAGGCAGAGATTTTGTTGAATACAGAAATGTAAGAGATAAAGAAACAGTTACAAGAGAAGTTGATCTTGATGAAATTATTAATACTTTGCATACTTTTGCAGTAGATAAAGAATATACAAAAAAAATTAAAAAAACAGTAGATTATTTATTACGAGAATACCCAGAAATATTTTTAATAGTGAAAGGTCAAGATGTCTGAGCAATGGGAAACACAAGTCAATAACTTGCAAAAAACTCTTGATGAAATTAAAGTTGATGTCAAAGAAAACCGACAAGACCTTATCAAATTAAAACAAGAAATGGCACTTGGAAAGGGTGCTGTACGAACAGCCATATTTATTGGATCAATACTAGGAGCAATCTATACATTTTTTAAATTAGTGGATTAATGGTGCTGTTGGAGGTAATCGAAACCTCGATCTCTTACTTACCAAGCAAGTGCTTTACCACTAAGCTACAACAGCAGGGATTGTATGAATACTAGATCAATACTTATATTGAGTGATACTCATTTTCCATATCAAATACCAGGTTATTTTGAATGGATAAAAAAAATCAAGGATAAAATAAATCCTTCTATGGTTTTACATATTGGAGACTTAGTGGATTTTCATAGTGTTTCACAACACTTACATAGTGCAGAGCTGCCAAATATTAAATACGAAATTAAAGATGCCATTAAGTGCATTAAAAAATTACGAAAAATATTTCCAGTTCCAATGCCAATTATTAATGGTAATCACGACATAAGGATTCAACGACTTGCTGAAAAGTCAGCCATACCTAATTCTTTTTTACGAAATATTAATGATATTTTAGAAATAGATAAGAAATGGAAATGGACTTGGCACGATAAAATTGTTCTGGACTTACCAAATAAATCTAAAGTTTTTTTTACTCATCATTTTAAATCAAATGTTTTATCTAGTTCTAAAGAGTTAGGACTTTCAATGGTGGTTGGTCATCAACATACAATCAGCCAGATAACTTATTGGAGTTCTCCAACAGCTCTTAATTTTGCTATGTGTGTAGGTTGTAGTATTAATCCCAAGCACGAAGCATTTAAGTATCAAAAAAACTTTATTAAAAGACCAATTATTAGTATAGGTGCAATAATAAATTCACAGCCAGTTATTTATGCAATGCCTCTCAATGATAGAGGAGAATGGACTGGTGCAATATGACAACAGACGATCCTTTAGTTCAATACCTAATGGATAAAATGGCTTCTCGTTCTGAAGCAGGAATTAATAAATACAAGAATACAATGGTTACAACACCAATGAGTGCTATCGCAGCAATTGATAATGCTATTGAAGAATGTTTAGACCAAGCAGTATATTTAGAAAAAGCAAAAAGGGAGTTACAAGAAAAATGGACATTGAAACATTAAAAGACCATATTAAAAAAGAAGAAGGTTTTAGAAATAAAGTTTATCTGGATCATCTTGGAAACAGAACAATTGGTTATGGGCATTTATGTTTGCCTGATGAAAATTGGGATGATGATAAAGTCTATGACAGCAAAGAATTAGACAAAACTTTTGAATACGATTTTAATATTGCTTGTAAGGATGCAGAAAAACTTATTGCAAGAGAGAGTATTCATCCAGATGCTTTTTGTGTTTTAATTGATATGTGTTTTAATATGGGAAGTCCACGAGTATCAAAATTTAAAAAAATGTTTGCTGCATTAGAAACACAAGATTATCAAACAGCATCAAAAGAAATGTTAGATTCTAAATGGGCAAATCAAGTGCCTAATAGAGCTAGAAGATTATCGGAGATTATGGAAAAATGTTAAATCTATTAATTAAACCTCTGCTCGGAGTAGCAGGGGATGTTGTTCAAGGAGTAGTTGCAAGTAAGAAAGCTAAAGCTGAACAAAAATTAACAAAAATAAAAGCTGAAACTGAATTACTTAATAAGCAGATTTCTGGCGAAGTTGAGTGGGATGTCCAAGCTATTAAACAAGCTGAAGGATCGTGGAAAGATGAATATTTAACCATACTTTTTTCAATTCCCTTACTACTTTGCTTTATTCCTTTTACAGTAGAATATGTTGAAAGAGGATTTGAAGCATTATCTCAAACTCCAGATTGGTATAAATACACATTAGGTGTGATTGTATCAGCTTCGTTTGGGATTAAAGGAGCAAGTAAATTTTTTAAAAAATAGCCAAAAAAAAAGCCTCATATTTGGCTCTCAGAGGCTTTGTAGCAAGTGAGCTGTATGATTAGACCTAGAAAAAATGTCTAATTATTAGCAATAATAAAAAAAGGAGGTAAGATGAATCTTATTAAAGACCTATGGAATCATTTAAAGGAATGGAACGACTGGGGTATGAAGGACTGGATTAAAGCAGGTATCGTAGTTGTTGTTGTTCTTGTGATTCTTAAAGTTATTATTATTCCAGGAGCTTAATGCCCTTTAAATCTGAAAAGCAACGCAGGTATATGTATAAAAACAAACCTGCGATTGCTAAAAAATGGTCAAAAAAATATGGTAAAAAAATTAAACAAAAAAAGAAAGGAAAATAGATATGCCTCAAGGTTTAGGGACTTATGGGAGTAAAAAAGGCAGACCTCCTAAAAAGAAAAAAGATAAAAAAAAGAAGAAATCTAAAAAGAAAAAATGACTTGTTCGTGTGGTTTAGAAGAGTGTAAATGCTTTTCTCCAGTTGAAGTCATGTGGTGGGATACCAATGAATCAAGCGATAGTGGTTGGATGAGCAAAGAAGATGCAATTAAAGTTAAACCATGCAAAATTAAAAGTATAGGTTATTTAATTAATCAAACTGACGAGCATATTACTATTGCAGCCGATATAGATGGACACGATAATTCAGAAGATAAAGATGACTTACTAGGGAGAGTAGAAACTTTCCCTAGAAGTTGTGTCGTAGATATTAAGTATTTAAGTTAAGTCTATCTTTATGTCTTAACTCATATTTTCTTTTTTCTTTTTTATATTTTTTTAATTTCTTCATAGAATAAAGATACTTCTTTTCCCAATTATTGTAATTTTTAACAATATTATCGTATCTTGATACAACAATATCTTTTTTTGGTTTTTCTTTAATAACTTTATGTAAATTAATATTACTAAATTTTTCTTTAATTTCATCTATATTTTTTTTCGTCAAAGGATCTTTACAAAAAGCACTGTGTTTATATCCATAACTATGCATTAATTCGTGTCCAAATAATTGAGATAATTTTTCTAAAGATAAATCATTACTTACAGATAAAAACATATCCCAACCTGATCCATAGACTTTTCCAAGATATGCTCTTCCAGAATAACCATACGATTTATTTCTAATTTGCACTTTTAAAGTTTTCCAATGTTTTAATCTTCCTTCATACTTTGCAATTTGATTATGTATTAAAGAAAATAAAGATTGTAATTTTTTATTATCAAAACTTGATGTATTTTTAATTATTTTCATTTAACCCTCCCTAGTTTTTACATTTCTTTCATAATCTCTATCCATTACTTTTTCCCAAACATTAATAAATCTTTCAATCCATTTAGTTTGCTTTTCAGTAATAGTTTCATTCCACAAAACTTCATCAGCACTTGTAAGAGGAGCAAGATTTTTATTTTCTTTTTTTTCTCCCCATCTATTATAAATATCAACTAATTTATCTACCATATCCATTTAACCCTCCCTAGTTTTTTATTTTAACTTGATTAATTATTGTTGATTTTATCCCTTTATATTCTGAATAATCTTTTACTCTAAAATTAACAGTAATAGTATCATCAGTTTCTAAATCAATAATATCATTAGTAAACCAAGTTATCGCATCTTTGTTGTCATTAATTAATTTAACAATAAAGAAATCTTTGCAAGGAAACATATCTACAATTTTTAATTTTATATCTGTATATCTTTCTCCTTCATAACCACCAAAACGATTGCCATTCCAAATTGTTTTAGATTTTTCTCCAAAATAATTATTAGAATACACAACTTTATTTTCGTTATTTTTTCTTTCAAAATCTTTTTCTTGATAAGCTAACCATCCATATACAGAACAAACAAGACCTTCTGTTTTATGTTCCACATAATCTAAATCCATTGCAATTTTAAGGTTACTTGCCCAGTCATTAGTAGGTTGTAATTCTTTTCTAGCTTTTTCAATAATTGCAATAACTTTATCTTTTCTTTCATCTAATTGTTTTTGTGAAGGTTTTTCAATTAATATATCATCAGTTTTGCTAACTTGACCAAATCTAATTGTATTTACTAATCCTGCTGTTGAGTCAATATAACGACTTACTTTAGATGTAGGAATAAATTTACCTTCAACCTCAACAACATAATCAACAATACATAAAAAATCTATTAATTTTGTACTATATGAAAAATTTTCATAAGAAGTAAATTCTTCTTTAACAGTATTAAACCAACCTAAATATTCAAAATATCTTTTTGGATCAATTCCAAAATAATCTCTTAAACAATTTTTACCTACAACTTTTCTTACACCATCTTTTTCAATGTAATAAAATTCTTTTCTATTTCTTTTTTTATTACAATGTTCACAAATTAAATCTTTGTTACGCAAAGAAACATCAAAATCTTCTTTAGTATAATTATCAATTAAATTACCTTTTTCAGTAGGTGTAAATTTACCAATAATTTTAAATGGAATATCATCAACAGAAACTTTTTCTGGTGCAGTAAATGTATATTTCTGAAAATAAACATCATCATATACAGGATTTGAATTAATTTCTTCTACAACAACTCTTTGAGTAAATGGATCGCCTATTTTTTCATAAGTAGGCAATCCAATTTTATATCTAATACATTTATTAGTAATTTTCTTAAATTTTTCTTCTAGTAATTTAGTATTACCACAAGGAATAACAACATCAAAAGTTAGATGGCTCATTATTGAGCCACCTTATTTTTTTCTTCTAATAATTCATCAACAGTATTTATTAATCTTCCTGCTTCATCAGTTTCAACATCAACCATCCAATAATGCACTACATAATCATCCATTTCTAAAGCATCATCTGGAAAGATAATATCTTTTTTAACTAAAGATGCAAAAACACCTCTAGTAGTTTCAACATCCCAACCTAAATGTTTAGGATTTTCAAATATAACTGAATTACTACCATCAGTTGCATCAATTAAAAACTGTGCTAATTTTCTTTCTTTATCAGTAAATGTAATCATTTTTTTCTCCAGTTCTGTAAAGTGTTAGTGGGAAAATCAATGGGTAAGTTTTGGGGAACACTATTATTACATAATGTTCCCTTTTGTTTCATAAAGTTCCCAAATTTCCCAATTTATTACTTTACATTACCTTTTTAAAGACTTTACCAATGATTTGCAATAGCTAATTTTATGGCTGTTTTCCTACCTTTTTTTTGCTATGGGAAATTTTTTTACAAATTTTAAGGCAATAAATTGATTTTTTTTGGCATTGTATCTGGCATAATGTGAGAATAAATCGCCACACTTTTATCATCTTTCCAACCACCAATATCTTTTAAATCCTGCACATCGCAATTCGCATATTTTCTTAACCAAGTTGCAAATGTATGCCGACACTTATGAGGAGTTTTCTCAAAACTTATATCAGCTTGTCGCAGCATATCCCTCCAATTAAAATACAATCCCTCATTTTCTTTTTTATTACTCCAAGTTTGTCTCCACATAAAAATATATTTTCCTCTATCATTTATTTTATCTAACCACTCTTTTAAATTTTTGTGCATTTCAACAATACGAGGTTTATCGCCTTTGTTCTCCCACAAATAAATTTTATTATCTTGTATATCTTCCCATTTTGCATTCAGAGCTTCTTGTAATCTTGCACCAGTATAAACTAAAAATACCATTAAGAGTTTAATCTGGAACATACTTGCTGACTGCAAACACTTTTCCACTTCTTCAGGTGTAAAGAATATGGGTGGTCTTTCAATCAGTTTAAATCTTTTAATAACCATTTTTTCGCATAATCTTTTTGATGAAGCAAAGTTTAACACTAAAGACACAGGACAAATAAAATTCCTATTTATCGTATTAAGTTTAGCTGACTTTTGTTTTTTCTCTTCTTCCGATAAATCACTATAAGGAGTTCTACGCAGATAATCTTCCATTGGATAAGATTCAAATGCTTTTTTTCGTATCAAATCATTATCAATAGTGCGAACATCATAGTTGCCTAGAAATTCTTTTGTCTTTTTAATTAATTCAATTGTTTTTAAAGATGGAGCTGTATCTGGATCATCGTCATTAATCTTTAAATCAGCAACAGCACTATATTTTTTACTTGTATGTAAGCTAATGTCCTTCTTCAGATTATCAATCAACTTATAAACAAACTTATTTGCTTCTTTTTTGTCTGTTGTTTTGCAGCTTATTTTATTAATATAACGACTTTCGCCTTCATAATAAAATGTTCCAGTTACATAATATATATCACTTTTTATATCTTTTCGTCTTTTGACTTTGAGCATAACACAATTATCCTTTCAATATGTTCATTGGTAAATCGTAATCGCTTACCAATATATGTATGTAAAGCAGGATCTTTGGGAAATTTGGCTTGTAAGTCTTTAATATCTTTCCTGCAAGTGCGAGGATGTCTATTTAATCTAACTGCTACATCTTTTATCTCATAAAGTCTATTCATTTTTTGCCTCTTCAATCTCATCATCGTGTAAATGTAATCCTAGTTTAAATGCCTCATCAGCATCTAATTCTTTTCTTAATGTTTCAATTTCTTCCTTTTCTTCTGGAGTAGTAATTCTTTCAGTAAAAAGAGCAGGATTTGGTGGAGCTTCTACTTTAGGATTTAATTCTTCTTGTTCTTTCCTGTGTCCTTCATAAATTAAATCATAAAATTTACTTGGTAACAGCAAAGAATGGTCAATAGGATTGCTATAAACTATGCACCAATGATTATGGATTGTTTCTTTGCACTTGCTTTCCCATTTTCTAAAATGATGAATATTCCTGGAAGGACTTGTGCCTTTAGTTAAGTAATGAAGTATTTGTGTAGAATCTAATATACGAGGATTAATCTGGTTTTCAAAGTGCAGCTCCCATAACTTATCTACTTCAATTCCACTTTCATTCAATCCTCCCTTGTCTATTTGTTCAATCTTAATTATTTTCTTACTCATTTATTAACTCCAATTGGTTTTCATCTTTTTGTTTCCAAAAAAAATTACATAATCTAAATGGCTCTGTTTCATTTAATTTTGGATTAGGTGGAAATTCTTTACTTGTTCTTCTTTGCAATCCATATTCCAAATCATTTTTACTCAAGGTCATTTTTTCATTTGTTTTATTTAAACTTAAAACTGCACCACCTTTAGCAATAGCTTTTTTTACTTCATAATCTTTCAACGAAGCATACCCATTCCATAACCTTTGTATTTTTCTTCTATAATATGTCATGGTGTAAGACCTCCAAGTTTCATTTCAGCTCTAGCTGTGGCATTGGCATCTGCCATTAATTCTATTTTGGTTGTAATGCGATCTAGTTCAGCAAAAGATTCATCCATTAATTGTTCTGCTTGTTCTAGTTTAGATACAACTTCAGTAACTTCTTTATCAGTCTTTGCTTTGGCTTTCGCATCTTCCACACTATGTTTTTCATTAGATAAAAAACGATAATGCAAGTATCTTCCTTTTTCTTTTTCCTCTTTTATTCTAGCTAGTTGATTAAAAGCTCTTTTACATTTTCTGTAATCAATGATGGCTTCCATTTTAGCTTCAGCAATCTTATGAGGATCATATCTATTTAAAGTATTATCAAGACTCATCTAGTTCACTCTCCAGTTTATCGGCTATTAATCGTAAATTTATTATTCTTGCTTTTTTGTTATATTGTTTATCCTTGTGGCATTTATCGTGGCATTTTCTACAAAGACAAATTAAGTTCTCAATGTAATCTTTGCATTTACTCCCACCAGCACCACGATTATCTATATGATGAATATCTGCACCCCATTGAGAACAAACTGCACATTGCTCGGTTTGAGATAAAGTTAATTCATCCCACCAAAAATCTTGAAATATTTTAGTGTGTTTTTTCATTTCAATTTATCTCCAATGGCATAAATCATCAAAGCAATAAAAAGTAAGACCAATAAAATAAGTGCATTAAGAATAATGAGTATCATGCTTCTCCTTTATCCATTTCATCGGAATTGTTTTGTTAAAAAATTTAAAATTATGTTTTATGCACCAATCGGCATAAGTTGTTTTAGATCCTTTATAAATTTTTGCATTTGCATTACTGAACACAAAGCGAATATCGTATTTATGTCCATACTGTTCTCTAATAAGTAAATGTTTTTTTCTATCAGCTAAAACAAACCGACCTTTAGTTTCAATAATAATGCCATTAGCTAATCTAAAGTCTGGAGTATAGGTAGATGACTGTGCAGGTTTTGTGTAAAGAATGACTAACTTTTCATAATCAAATTTAATTCTAAATTTTCTTAATTGGGCAGCTATTGTTTTCTCTAATCCTGAACGATACTTATTCATGTAAAATCTTATCTAAGTTAAATGGCTGTTTGTTAAGATGGTGTAAAACTGATGAAGAATCTCTTTTAATTTTTTCGCCTATAATTGTTGTGCTAAATTTAGTGTTTTTAAAAGCCAAGTGGCAGTAATCTCTTCTGGCTTGAACAAAATGTTTATCTCTTCTAGTTCCTGATAAATCTTCTTCTTTAATATTATAAAAATTACAAATTATTTTTTTTAAATGATGTAATGGTTGTGGTGGTTTGCCTACATTTTCAGGAAGAGGTTGAGACTCTTTAAAGATAGGATTTTCACATATCCTTTTCAAAATCTTAACCTCTTCTTTTGTAAATGGAAATTCCATATTAAAATGGGATGTCCTCTTCAGTTGGTGGTGGTGCAACAGGGGGAGGTGGTTGATAACCTTGCTGTGTTGCTTGGTATCCACCTTGTTGTTGCATAGGTCTTTCAGGTCTAACTTCTTTTACATAAAGTTTTTCCTTACCAAAATTAAAAGTATAATAATCTGCATTATCATTAAATTTATCTTGATTTTTCCAACCTTTAGCCAACACCACTCTCTTTTTTTTAGGTTGCCCATTCCTGTCGGTATAGGATTCAACATAAAAAAGTTCGTGTGTAGGTTTATTCGACATAACCCTCCTTTTTGGCTAGTTCACAAAATTGCTTAACATTGCAATAATCCTTGCATCGTCTCGCTATACTTGGTCTCTCTTCTACATAAGAGTTCAAAGTATTCTTGGCATAATCTTGAGCATCTTCCTCAAGATCAAAAACTTTTAATGCTCGTTTTTTTTCTTTAACTTTAACTGCAAAACTTGGTGCATTTTTCCATCTCTCTTCATCGGTGCAGCCAACTTGAATGTTTTGCGTATGAAAAAGCATATCTGCTTGTTGGTGTCGTTCAATTCTATCCAGAACATAAGCATCTTGCTTTTCATCTGACCATAAAGGTATATCAACCTTATGAATGGGAAGTGGTGGATAGTTGCCACCATTATTTATTGCTTCTTGAGCTTTAGACTTTTGCCAATCTCTTGCTAAAACAATTATAGATAAAGATTTAGGAAGATAATTATTTTGTCGAAGCAACCAAGCATATACATTTAATTGATTAGTCCAACTTTCTTTAGGATAAATAATAGACCAAACACTTGTGCATTTATAATCTTCTATTTCGGCTATTTCTATTGTTTCATTTTCATATCCAGTTAAATTTTTTAATATTACTCTATCTATTGCACCAGATATTTTCCATCCATTGCATTCGCCATAAAATCTTTTTTCTTTAATAGTGTTTTCTGTTGTATCGCTGTGTTCAATAATATGATGGACTGAAGTGCCAAGAACTGACCAAAACATTTCTGATAGATCCTGCTCTATCTGGTCATCATACTTTTCTTTTAAAATTTTAACCTGTGGGGAATCTATGAGTTGTGTAACTGATATGTCGGAGTCTCCTCTACTATAGGAGGAATTAATATTACGAAGAGCATTGGAGACTCCTGTTGGTAAATTATATTTATCTGTATATTTTACCAATTGCTTAACAACTTTCAGTCGTGTTCTTTATACCAAGCCACACATATTTAGAGTTTTTACCTAGAGGAAGTTTCTTTCTTTCAGCACAATATTTTTTTTGTGCTTCCTCTTTATCCATTCTTTTCCAATCTTCTTTAGAACAGATAACTTTTTTCTGTGGTGGTTTTTTAAAATTTTCATCCACTAAAACAAAGTTTGGTTGCATATTAACCTCTCTTGTTTTTTTGAGTAGGGAGTCAGCTCATCCAACTCCCTACCTAGCCAATTATTTAGTCAATAAAGGAGCAATCAATATTGACTATTTTGGTATTTAATGAATTAATTTGTAATTCGCAACATTTTTTATTTACAATTTGCAAAATTTTTTGTAATCGAATAAGAACAAACAAAAAACATTATGAAAATAAAATGTAATTTATGTAATAAGACAATGGATGTCGCTGAAAATCTAACTGATAAACAGCTTAAAGTTCTTAAATTCATTAGAGAATATAGGGATAAACACGCAAAATGCCCTGCTGTAAGGGATATAATGACTGGGTTGGGTTATAAGACACCAAGCTCTGTTTTTATGCACCTAGAGGCATTACAACACAAGCAATATATAGTCAAAAAGCCATATACAAAGCGAAATCTGGTTATTGTTAAGGAAATATCCTGTGCAAACTGAATTTTTTGATATTATTCCTGTATCAGTTATTGACATTGCTCCACAGCAAAAGAGACAAAAACAAAAAGATAATAATAATTTTCATTATAAAAAAAGTAGTAGAGATTCTTATAGTCCTTTTCCAGATGAGGTTTCAAATTTATGTTTTCAATATTTTTTAAAA